ACGCGGAAACCTGGTCGAAGGACCGCTTCTCGCCGATGGCCCGCGACACGCCCTGCCTGCAGGGCAAGATCGCCGATCCGCGTTCGCGCGACGGCAACAACAAGATCCTGCACAAGCGGTTTCCGGGCGGGCATCTGACCATCGTGGGTGCGAACGCGCCCTCAGGTCTGGCCAGCCGCCCGATCCGCCTGCTGCTTTGCGACGAGGTGGACCGCTACCCGTTCAGCGCGGGCGCCGAGGGTGATCCGGTCAACCTCGCCCGGAAACGCACGGTGACTTTCTGGAACCGCAAGATCGTGTTGGTGTCGACGCCCACGAACAAGGGCACCAGCCGGATCGAGGCAGCCTTCGAGGAAAGCGATCAGCGCCGGTTCTGGGTGCCATGCCCGGACTGCGGGGCGGAACAGGTGCTGACCTGGACACAGGTGCGCTGGAGCAAGGGGCCCGAGGGCGACCACCGGCCTGAAACCGCGCGCTACCATTGCGCGGAATGCGATGCGGCGTGGCGGGATGAGACCCGCTGGGCGGCCGTCTTAAAAGGACATTGGGTGGCGGAGCAGCCTTTCGCGGGCGTGGCGGGGTTTCACCTGAACGAGATCTACTCGCCCTGGGTCAGACTGGAGGCGATGGTACGGGCCTTTCTCTCGGCGCACTCCGGCGGGGACGAGACGATGAAGACCTTCGTTAATACGTCTCTGGGCGAGACCTGGGTCGAGACCGGGGAAGCCCCAGACTGGCAGCGTCTCTACGACCGGCGCGAGGCTTGGAAACCGGGCATGGTGCCTGCCGGCGGGCTGTTCCTGACCGCCGGGACCGATGTGCAGAAGGACCGGATCGAGGTCGATGTCTGGGCTTGGGGCCGCGGGTTGGAAAGCTGGCTCGTCGATCACGTCGTGATCGAGGGCGGGCCGGACCGGCATGACGCATGGTCGGAGCTGACCGCGCTGCTGGACAAGTCTTGGCCACATGAACGCGGCGCGCATCTGCGCATCGCCCGGCTCGCCATCGATACGGGCTACGAGGCCCCGGCGGTCTATTCCTGGTCGCGGGCGCAAGGCGCTGCGCAGGTGTCGCCGGTCAAAGGCGTCGAGGGGTTCAACCGCTCGAGCCCGGTGTCGGGGCCGACGTTTGTCGATGCGACCGAGGGTGGGAAACGTCTGCGGCGCGGAGCCCGGCTTTGGACCGTGGCGGTCTCGACCTTCAAGGCCGAGACCTACCGCTTTCTGCGGCTGGAACGGCCGACTGAAGAAGAACGCGCCGAGGGCGCGGGCTTTGCGCCCGGCACGATCCATCTGCCGACATGGGTCGAAAGCGAGTGGCTGAAGCAGGTCGTGGCCGAACAGCTGGTGACCGTCCGCACCAAGCGCGGCTTCGCGAAACTCGAATGGCAGAAACTCCGTGAACGCAATGAGGCGCTGGATTGCAGGGTCTATGCCCGCGCCGCCGCCTGGATCGCGGGCGCGGACCGCTGGCCTGAGGAGAAATGGCGCGACCTCGAGGATCAGCTCGGGTCTGCTCCTTACGGTGACACCGATCCCGCCGGACAAATTCACCGGCCTGGACAGGCCCCGCAGGGCAAGCGCCGTTCCGACTGGCTCGGGCGGCGCGAAGGATGGTTTTGATGACGGACTGGACGGAAACCGAACTTTCGGCGCTGCGCCGGGCCTATGCCAGCGGCACGACGCGGGTGAGCTATGACGGCAAGTCCGTCGACTACGGCTCCGCCGAGGATCTGATCGCCCGCATCCGCACCCTCGAGCGCGCCATTGCGGGCGCCACCCGACCACTGCCGGTGGCCGGACTGGCTGGCTTCGGCCGCGGAGATCGCTGATGTCGGCAAACTGGTTCGACAGGGCCATTGCCTCCGTCGCCCCTCGGGCCGCCGCCAGGCGTGTGCTGGCCCGTCAGGCCTTCGAGACCCTGACGCGGGGCTATGACGGGGCCGCGAAAGGGCGACGGACGGACGGTTGGCGCGCGCCGGGATCCTCTGCTGACACGGAAATCGGCGTGGCCGGCGCGCTGCTACGCGACCGGATGCGGGATCTGGTGCGCAACAACCCGCATGCCGCAAAGGCCGTCGCGGTGCTGGTCAACAACATCATCGGCGCGGGGATCATGCCGCGCGCCGCGAGCGGTAACGAGGCGTTGGACCGCAAGGTGGACGCACTCTTCGAGCGCTGGACCGCGGACTGCGATGCCGACGGCCAGCTGGACTTCTACGGGCTGCAGACACTGATCTGCCGCGAGATGGTCGAGGCGGGAGAGGTCCTGGTGCGCCGCCGCCTGCGGCGGCCCTCTGACGGCTTGGCCGTTCCGCTGCAATTGCAGGTGATGGAGGCCGACTTCCTCGACGCCTCGAAATCCGGCGCCTTGGGCGCGGGACGCTTAGTCCAAGGCATCGAGTTCGACCCGGTCGGCAAACGCCGGGCCTACTGGCTGCATGCCGAGCACCCCGGCGATGCCTGGGGCGCGCTGAACGGCGCACTTGGATCGCGCCCGGTCCCGGCGACCGAGATCGCCCATGTCTACGAGAAGCAGCGCACGCAGGCGCGCGGCGTCCCTTGGGGCGCGCCGGTGATCCGGTCCTTGCGCGATCTCGACGACTACGAGGTGGCCGAACTGGTCCGCAAGAAGACCGAGGCCTGTGTCACCGCCATCGTCTTTGGCGACGACGAGGCGCAGCAGGGCATCGCGCCCTCCGTGGTCGATGCCGATGGCAACCGGGTCGAGCAGTTCGAACCCGGGCTCATCGCCTATGCCCGCGGCGGCAAGGACATCCGCTTCAACCAGCCCTCGGCCACCGGTGGCTACGGCGAATACAAGCGCGCCAGCCTGCACACGATCTCGGCCGGGTTTAGGGTGCCCTACGAGCTGCTGACCGGGGACCTCTCCCAGGTGAACTATTCCTCGATCCGGGCGGGGCTCGTGGAGTTCCGCCGCCAGATCGACGCCTTGCAGTGGCAGCTATTCATCCCGATGTTCTGCGCGCCGGTCTGGCGCTGGTTCACGGAAGCCGCTTGGGCTGCGGGCCAAATCCCTACACCCGATGTCCCGGTCGAATGGCAGCCGCCGAAGTTCGAGGCCGTCGATCCGCAGAAGGATGCGATGGCGGACCTTCTGGCGATCCGTTCGGGCGCCATGACGCTGGCACAGGCCATCGCCCGGCAGGGCCGCAACCCCGACGCCGTGCTGGCGGAAATCGCCGCGACCAACGCGAAGCTCGACGACCTCGGACTCGTGCTCGACAGCGATCCGCGCCGCGTCACCAAGACCGGCAGCGCGCAGGCGGGCGACCCGACAGCACCCGCCGATCCGGAAACCACACCGGCGCAGGCCGACCAACAGGACTGACCCCATGGACACAATGATCGAACTGCCGGCCCTGCGCCGGTCGGCGGAGCTTGCGCCAAACAGCGTCGACAACGACGCGCGCACCGTCGAGGTGATCTGGTCGGCAGGCGCCCGCGTTCGCCGCGCCAGCTTCTTCGGCGAACCCTATGACGAGGAGCTGAGCCTCGATCCCGCCCATGTCCGGCTCGAACGGCTGAACGCGGGCGCGCCCTTCCTGAAGGTCCATGAGATCGACACGCTCGACGCCGTCATCGGCTCGGTCGTGCCCGGTTCGGCCCGGATCGAGAACGGTCGCGGCATCGCGCAGGTGCGGATCAGCGAGCGTGCCGACGTCGAGCCGATCTGGCGCGACATCCAGGCCGGGCACATCCGGGCGGTCTCGATCGGCTACCAGGTCCACCGCTTCGACATCTCGAAACCCGATGGCGGGCGCGAGCTTTGGCGGGCGGTCGACTGGACCCCGTTCGAGATCTCGGCCGTGCCGGTCGGCGCCGATCCCGCCGCGGGCTTCCGCGCCAAGGGCGAACATCACGACTGCGTCCTCCATCGCCGGGACGCCGAAACCAGCGAAGGAGCATCCCCAATGACCGACAAGACGACCCCGGCCGCCCCGGCCGACGACACCCCCGAAACGGCAGCGGCCGAGGAGACCACCATGACCGACGACAAAACCGGCGCGGCCGAAGCGCAAACGCGCGCGGCTGAGACGCGCAGCCAGCCCAAGGCCCCCAAGCCTGAGGCCCCGGATACCGAAGCCATCGCGACCCGCGCCCGCGAGGCTGAGCGCGACCGCGTCTCGACCATCTACGATCTGGCGGGCCGCCTGAACCTCGAGCGCAGCTTTGCCGAGGACCTGGTCAAGCGCGGGGTCAGCGTCGACGAGTCCCGTCGCCTGATCCTCGACCAGGTCGCCGCGAAGTCCGACGAGACCCGGACCTTCCCGCATGTCTCCGTGCCCCTCGGCGGCCGCGACGAGCACATCACCCGTCGCGATGCGGTCGCCAACGCGCTCCTGCACCGCTACAGCCCCACGCTGTTCCCGCTGGAG